GGCATTGTTGACGCGTTTACCGGGGGAAAGTTCCCCGGTGAGTGGCTAGGCAACACTGCTGGTTCGTATGTGGCTGGCAAGCTTGGCAACAAGCTTGACCGTGAAAGTTCGCAAGCGCAGTACGGTTTTCTTGAGTCGAAAGGTTTAACTCCGCAGGAGATTGTCGGCGGCTCTATGCCAGGTCAATCTGGGTCCGGCGGTGCTGTTCTTGGTAACAATTATTCTGCCCAACTTCTTCAAGCTAAGCAGCAGTCTTATGATCATCTTCAGCGTCAGCTTGATCGTCAGGTCGCTATGCGCGGTCAGGATACGTCTTTGCAGAACGCTCGGACGTCTGCTGGCGCCTCTATGTATGCGTCTGACAATTCTCGTCGTTCTGCTGTCGATCGAATTTCTCTTGATCGTGACCGTTTCCGCAATATTGATCTTCCGGTTGGTCTTAACCGGATTTTGACGACTACTCCTGAGTGGGAACGGACTCGGATTATGGCTCAGATGGGCGTTGACAATATTCTTGGGACGGCCATCGCGAATGAGTTCGGTGTCGATCCGTTCGACAAGGATAGCTTGTCGAGTATGTCTCAATCTGAGTTTCGCGAGATGGTTCGGCGCATTTATGGTTATCAGTCGAACGTGTTTGGTGAGACTGCTGGTGCTTCTACCGTGATCGGTGAAGGTGCTTCGGAGGGCGCCAAAGATCTTCAAGGTCTTGGCAACCGGCTGAAAGATCTTTTTCGGTGATTTCTAAGTTGACCCTCATTTTGTGGATTTTGCTCGTTCTTGTTGTGCTTCAACTCTTTGCTTCCTTCTAGTTATTGAACAGGAGGATTACAGGTTTGAAACCTATCGAGCAGTACGCCGCCCCAACGGGGGCGGCTTTAATATAATAAAATCAACAGCTTAGCTGGGATTTTTCAATACTTTCTTTCTTTCTTCGGGGGCGCGCGCCTGGGACCAAACAAGAACAAGCTTGCGCCGTTCTTTGTTTTGTCCCATGGCGCGCGCCCCCGTTTTTCAATTTCTTTTGATAAGTTCGTAAATTCTTTGAATGTCCGCCGAGCTGACTGCCGCGGCTACGGCTGTTTCGTTTCGGTGCGCTTTCGCGTACCAGTTATCTATTATTTCTAAGATTTCGGTTTGGCGCGCTTTGTTTCTTGCGCGGTATGCCGCTTGCTTCTTGGCTTGTTCGGTTTTCATTTCGTTTCCTTTCGTTGTTGTGACGTTAGTATAACATTTGGAAACGTTACGTCAACACTTTTTTTATGGCGCTAGCTGGTTTTTCTTGACTTTTGGTCTCTACCCTACCCCTTTGTTTATATGGGCCGAGACCAGTCATTATCCTCTAAAGCTATGCGCCTCACACAGCGCGTTCGCGCTGATTTGCAGTTGTTGCATCGTGTTGACGATGTTTTTCCGTCTGAGATTGACGCTTTGCGTCGTGATATTTCCAACGATCTTGGGAATGGAATCCTTATTTACCCCCCTGTGCTGTCGTCGATTGGTTTAGATGAGAAAATGACTTTATCTGAGCGAAAAGAGGCACTTGGCGTCGAAACGAGTTTCAACTCGGTGACTGACGCGGAAGCCGAATTGCAGCGGTTTTTACTTCGCAAAGGTGTTTCTTCTCGGCAAGCACAGTGGGTTTGGCGCATCGGTTCCGAGGCGCAATGGTTGTCAGAGCTTCAATGGCATGGGTTTTTCGTCACGTTGACTGTGGACCCTAAGCGCTATGACACTGAGACCTTTTGGAAAGAGGGCGATCACTGGCAAAAATATATTCGGTCGTTGGCTGATGTTGTTTGCAAAACGATGGGCCACCGGCCGCATCGTAAAGCGGGCGTTTCGACCGCTAACTATGTTCGGTATGCCGCCGTGCTGGAGCATGGCAAGTCCGGGCATCATAATCACGTTCACGCTCTAATTTGGATGCGTGACGTTCCCCCGTCTTGGAAAGTTTGTCCCAACAGAGGTATTCGCGATGCGAAGAAGCGCAACAGACGGAGATGTCTTCCCTTGGAGACGTATTGGCCACACTGCGACTATCATCAACGCCCGGCGAACTACTTTCGCCACATGGGCGATATGTGGTCCAAGTATGGCTTTGTGGCGCCTGTCAAGGACGGGCGTCCTATTAAAATGCAGACGCCTCATATGGCGGGCTGGTATGTGGCGAAATACTGCGGAAAGGAGAAAAAGTCGTGGTTTCATCGAATGAAGGCGAGTCACGGACTCGGGTACGAAAGACTGAGGCATTATCTGAGGCGGTTGCAGAAAACGACGCTGGAGGCTCTGACGTGGAGGCCAAGGAGCTACCGCCTGAGCCTTTCTCTGAACTCGATCCATTCTATTCCGAGCGGCTTAGTTCGCTCCGAGGCGAAACGGATGCTTTTTATGAAAAGTTGGGTCGACGAGTCTCTGGATTTCGTCAACGCACTGATGCCGAGCTTCGGAATCTACAAAAAGATGCGCGAGAGCGTCAACGCTGGAGCGACGCCACACAGGATGGGTTCCGCGGAGTTGTACGACTGGGTGTCGCAACTCCTCCCCGTTCCCGACGGATATTGTGAAAAGCGTTTAATGCGCGCTCACATGAAGTTTTATGATGAATTTCCGGTTGAGCGTCATAAAGACGTGACCGCGATAGGAGGACTGTCCATTGGACATACACAAAGCGTTTAGAAATGGTGCGGATCAACTCGTGCATGGAGGTTTGAAATATGGCCCGATCCATCGTGCGCATGGTATTCCGCAGGAAGAATGGGAGTTGTTGGTTCGTGATGAGTTTTGGACTCCCGAAGAGACTCGGTCCATTCGGTCTATTTTGGCGAATGTGGTTGAGGTTGCAATGACGGTGGCCGGTGTTCCGGCCGTCCCCCTGCCCGGGCAGTACGTTGCCGCCGTCATTGCTATTTGCGTCGCTCCAGCGAACAGGTTTATGGCCGCGGCGCGGGCGCCTGACACTTTTGACGCTGTTGCTGCCTCCGGCGTGACTGAAACTTATGCAGTGCGCCCTATGAGCCGCGAGCAGATGATCTCGCTGGTTATGGCCTATTCAGGTGGTTTTAATGGTGAGCCTGCTATGGGTCGCCTTAATTCTGAGGTTGTTGATATTGCCAAGAAGGAAGTTCGCAAATGAATTATGATGATAGCAGACGCACTCGGAATGCTCGTGGCGGTCAAACTTTGAAGACCGGCAAGATTGGTCGCGTTAACTGCGTGCGGCAACAGTTGATGATGCCCGGTGAAAACATTCGTTCTCGTATTAAGGGCAAAGTGAAGCTTGAAGCGTTACGCGAGCGTGACACCTTGCGCATTAATGCGCATTTAGGTGTTTTTCTTACTCCCTTGCGTTGGCTTTCGTCGAATTGGCCGACTATTTTGCAGGAGGGTCCGGATACTGCTGAAACGTTGCCGACTATCACGACGAATAATTTCGCGGCCTATGGCGTTGGTTCTGCGTCGACTATTACGCCTATCGATTTCCCGCGTTTTTGGCAGGATTCTTGTCTTCGTGTTTATAATGAGTGGTACAAATGGCCGGAGGATGCCGACGCTACCACGTGGTCGAGTGACGGCAACGTGGCTGTGCCGCTTTCCCATACGTGGTCGCGTCTCCGCGATCAGGTTACGCCTGATGACACGAGTGATTATGAGGTTGCTTCTGCGACTGAGTTTGATGTGCGTGATTTGGCGGAGGTTCAAGGCCGTTTCCGCTCTGCGATGAAGCGCGACGTTTTGTCTTATAACCGTTATATGGAGTTGGTTAAGGAAGCTTGGGGAGCCGATGGCTCCCGTGAGGTCGACCAAGTTCCTATGCTTATCGATAGTGTTGAGGTTGGTGTTAACCCGCGCGAGATTCCTGCCACGGACGGCGCTAGCTTGGGTCAGTGGCAGTCGTATTTCGACTTCGAGGTCGATCACATGGTCGATGGCATTACCGCTCCTGAGCATTGTGTTTTGACTTATATGCTGTTGGTTCGTTTTCCTCCGATTATCGAGGGTGTTCACCCGATGACTGTTACCGACAACGACTGGCAAACGTTGGTTGGTGATACTGATATTTTGGCGCAAACTGCGCCTGTTTCTGTTCGTCGGAAAGACGTGACTTTGACGTCTTCTACCACGGCCCTTGGCAGCTTGCCTGCTGGTTGGCAATGGAGGTCTGGCCACGATGTTATCGGGTCTCGCGTCGATTTGCGTGACAGTTTTCCTTATATGCTTGAGCCGACTACAACGGCTCAGTGCCGGGATGCCACTCGCATCCAAGACGCTTTCCGTTCTCAATCGCTTGGCGATTACGTGATCGATCTTTACGTCAGCGAGGACAGCAAGTCTCGGCTGAACAGTTCTATGGAAAGCTATTATTCCGGGATGACCGGTTCTCGTTCTGATGCTGAGTTTCCCAAAGGAGGTAAACAGCTATGACGACCATTATTAATCTTGATCGAGATATGCTGTGGCCTAATACGGCTGATCAAGCCGGCATTGGTTTTGGTGCTGAGTTCAGTTTGGGTGCGCCTGTGGTCAACACTGACGGCACCGTTTATGAGAGGGTTGCTTATATGCAAACTGATCTGGCGACGAATTTAGCTATCACGTCTGGTTTGGCTATCGCTGCTGGTGTTCTTATGACTGCCCCGCAGGGCGATGTGACGCCTTATCGTGTGTCTGCGTCGTCTTTGAGGACTGGTACCGGTACGTTGGCCGCTGGTCTTTATTGCGCCTATGGGACGCTTGTCACCAATACTTTCACGCCTCAGACAAATGAGATTTTTCTTGGTGTTCTTGATAACAGCCATGTTGATTGTGTTGTTTCTGCGCCTCCTGCTTCCAATCTCGATTGGGTTTTCGGCGTTTTCTTGCAGGTTCAAGGTTCTGGCCGGTATGCCTCTCGTATCGCTGTGCAGCGTATGATTGGTAAGCCTCCGCAATATGCTTCGAGTGTGTCCTGATGGGCCTCAAGGATATCTTTAAAGGCATAGGCGATATTGCAGGTATTATTTCCAATCCTGTTGGTGGCATTGTTGACGCGTTTACCGGGGGAAAGTTCCCCGGTGAGTGGCTAGGCAACACTGCTGGTTCGTATGTGGCTGGCAAGCTTGGCAACAAG